TACAAACGTGAAAGGTTTAAACAAGAAAAGCTTGAACTAGTATCAGGACTGTTCCTCACACTGGTCATAGTTTCTTGGTTATGGGCAGTATGGATAAATTCATTTACAGAGGGACTCTGATGTTAGTCTGCTTGATGCTGACTGTGATATTGATTGTGTCTCCTGTGATGGTTATGATGTGGATAAAGATTCAAAAGGCTGAGATTCGTATTGAACGTAAAGAGAAGCAGTTGGATAGGAAGATACAGCTGCTGCAAGAACAAAAGGATAAAGAATGAAGTATTTACTGTTGCTGTTGTTACTAGTAGCATGTGAAGACCGCTACAGATATTATTGTCAGGATCCCAAACACTTCCCAGAAAAGAGGTGTCAACGTCCTGATTGTTTGTTTAGCCAGGATTGTCCTGATTATCTTGTAGCACCAGTACTAGAGAAACAAGTTCAACCACCTGCACAGGATGCGTCTAAATGAAAAACTTAAAGATTGAAACTGTTGAAGACTTAGTTACTTTAATCCAAGTAGTAATGTGGGCTTTTGTAGTCTTTATTATTATGGTTGTGTTTGGTGGCACTGTCTTTTCTATGTTGTACTCGGTTATCTTTGTTACGCAGCCTATTAAGTCTATGGCTCCAATAGACCAAGCATTTACTAAGATGCTTAATGACATTGTGCTGCTGCTGACTGGTTCTATATCTACTATTGCTGGTATGTTTGGTATCAAAGCAGGTGCTAAAGCTCTTGCAGAAAAGATTGCTCCAGCTGTGTTAACACCACCTAGTGCTCCTGTTACTAGTAACGCTATGCCTGTGTGGGTTAATCCTCCTCTTGATGAAGAGTGGAGAGCACCTCCTCCTCCTACAACTCCTCCTGACTTTATTGATCCTGCTAAGGAAGAGATTGCTAATGAACGAGCTGCTGCTAGGAGTGAGTCATGATTAATCCCTGGGTCATACTTGCTTTGCTACTAGCTCTAGGTGGGTTCTATGGCTATGGACACCATAAAGGTTGGGATGAACGTGACCAAGAGATGCAGTCAGAGATTGCTGCTAAGAACGAAGAGGCTCGTGCTAAAGAGCAAGAGTTAAACAAACAGATCAATGAACAATCGTCCAAACTTCAGGAGGCTAACAATGCTATCAATCAAAAACAAACTGATATTACTAAGCTTATTAGGTCTGGTAGCTTGCGCCTCCAAACCCCAGGTTGCGTACAAAACAGTTCAAGTCCCACCCCTACCAGTGGAAGTGGGAACACCCAGGGAAGTGAATCTGACAGAGCGACTCTTGAAGCTATTGCAGAGATCATCGCCCAAGGAGACAGAAACACAGCCCAGCTCAACACTTGTATCGCAGCCTACAACAAAGTAATGGAGACTGTAAATGGTCAACGCTGAACAACTACAGAAGCTAGGCATAGGACCCCAGTGGGTTGATGCTCTCAATGAAACCTTTGGTAGGTTTAACATTGTTACTAATAACCAGAAGGCTATGTTCATTGGTCAATGTAGCCATGAGTGTGGCAACTTTAGATTGTTAGAAGAGAACCTTAATTACAGGGCTGCTACGCTAATGAAGTCGTGGCCTAGACGTTTTCCTAACATGGAGGTTGCCAATGCTTACGCAGGAAATCCTAAGAAGATCGCAAATTCTGTATATAGCTCGCGTATGGGTAACCGTGACGAAGCTAGTGGTGATGGCTACCGCTTCCGTGGTCGTGGATGTATTCAACTTACTGGTCATGCTAATTATTTCCATGCTGGTCAAGCATTGGGGGTTGATCTTGTTATGGATCCTGATAGCGTTGCTACCCCTAAGTTTGCAGCTCTTACCGCAGGATGGTTCTGGTCAACCCATAACCTCAATGCACCAGCGGATGCCCTTGATTACACCAAAGTAACCAAAATCATCAACGGTGGAACTATTGGTCTAGACGACCGCATTAAGCATGTCCAAATGGCCCTCGCTGTTTTGGCGTAACAGCTTCTAGTTCAGTTACCCTGGCTGATAGCACTTTGACCATCTCGGTCAAGATTGCTACTTCAGCTATGAGTTGTGCTTCTTTAGAGGGGTTGCGAAGGATCTCTTGTTTAATCTTAGACATCCGTTCTACATCGTTGAATGCTTCTTCCTCTTCAGGAGTACTAGTAACAAATCTATGTGGCACTGATATACCTATTGGTCTATCTGTCATTGTCGTCCTCCATGTCTTTGAGCATCTGATTTAACGCCATCATCTGTTTGCTTTTTTGCATGCTTTGGGCGTGAAGCATGTTCATCGCTTCTCTCAAAGCTTGAGTAGCCCCATAGAGTTCAATGATTTCGTCTTTAATTTCTTGTTTGGTTTTCATGGCATCTCCTTGATGATATTAGTAACAGTCTCGTAGCTGCAAATCATATTGTTCCTAGCAAGTCCTTCAAACACTCCTAGGCAGTCTTCTTTCTGAGACTCAGCACCCATCTCCCAGGCATTGACAGCTAGGGTTACAGCGTTCTCATCTACCCCCGCACTGCGTAGCAGTGTGCCCATCTCTTGTTTCTTCATGCTTGTCCCCTTGCTTTTATAAGTTCAGAACATAGCTATTCGATTCTTTTGCCGTTATAACTATTTACAAAAGCATTGTCATCTTCGTTTTTCCAACAAAGGTTTGCACACGCCTCACGCTCTTTCGCTGTTGCTCTCGCCTCAATAGCCATAATAAATTTAGACATCGGGTGGTCAATAGGGTATGCCATCTGAAGCCCTGCCTCCTCCGCCAACCAATTAATGTTTTTAATCAACTCATCTTGTGTCATTGAAGCTCCTTGTATGGTGAGCTGTTCTGCCACGTAGTTGATGGTCTAGGTAGATACCTATCTGTTGGGTGGGGTGAGTCAGGCGGTACATCTACACACATCCATACAGCTGCAAACTGTCCACGCCTAGGTACATCCCATCTATCTACGTAGACACCATAGATGTTGTTCATAGTCTTCTGAACACTCTTGTAAGTAGAGCCTAGCTGCTTAGCTATCTGAGAGGTTGTTAACCCGTCAGGAGAGTTGAGAAGCATTACCCGTATCTTGTCGTGTCTAGATTCCTTCATTGTTAGCCTTTGCTAGGTAAGTTGTTAATCGTTTGATCCTGTCAAGGTGGTATTCCACCATTCTCTTGGAGTAGTCTTGGGCGGTAAGCATATTGAGTAGCTCACGCTTAGCAGCTTCCAGCTCTTTGGCAGCCATCTCTTCAGCAGATGGAGCACGGAACAGCTCTGACAAGGCATTAAGAATGTTCTTAGTAACGTTACTCATACTCTTGGATGTCGTTTTTATCATCGGTATAGGTTTGAATGTCATCATCTTCTTCGTCCTCACATAGTTCGCACCCAGGATGATCTGGGTCATTACATTTAGGGTGCGCTCTTAATCTTGCACCGTACCTATTTTCGTAAAGGGTCCTAGCCTTTAGTTCTGCGTGTTCAGAATCATCTGGATCGTATTTCATTTGAGATACCCCAATAAGTTAATCACTGAGTCTACGACTGACGATACTGTCAAGACGATCAGGACCATGCTTTCTTTTTCCATTGCTACTACCTTTCTCTGCTTGTTTAATAAACTCTGCAAACCAAAGTAAGTGTTCTGTGTCCATCTTGAATGGACTCTCACCTGGGTTTAACCATAGGGCAAATCTGAGTGGGAATCTTGGAATCATTTTGATTTGTACTTCTTGTGATCCATAGCCCCTGGTCTAGTTGGTTGAACTAGATCACCATCCCCAGGTTTGTATACCTCTCTATCAAAGGCACTCTCACTAGGGAAAGCACCTATTTCGAAAGATACCTTGGTTGTCTCTTTGATCTCCTCCAAATACTCTAGAGGAGACTTTTTGTTCATGTTCTCCTCATGTTTCTGCCAACGAGTCTTGATCTCGTTGATTAGTTCTCTGTTGCGATTTGCTGCTTCTGCTGAAATTTTCATGCTGACTCCACTTTAAAACCATCATCTACATCCACAATCTTTAGCTTGCCACTGTGGATACCGTACAACATCACTGCCATAGCAGTGTTGTGTTTCTTTAGGTCACTAGTCAACTGGAAGTTGAGATAGGCCAATGCTATGTTGAGAACAATCAACGTAGCTTCTAATACAGTTAGTTCAATCATAAATACCTCATTATGTAATCTTGCCAATGTGCTGTGTCTGAGAACAGACAAGCGTCTAGTCCGTGCTTAGCTGCCCAGTCTAAGTAGGTGGTGCTACTTTTCTTGGATAGTCCCTGGTTGCGTTGTAGTACGTACAGGATAGTGATGTCTGGGTGTTGCTGCTTGATTAACACAGCCTTCTTTCTGTCTGTACCAGTCCATAGACCTTTTGTTTCTATGTAGACGTTATTAGTAACAGTGAAGTCAGGTGTGTATGTGTGGTTGCTTGCAGGTATTACGTACTTGATTTTGTCTTGTTCGTACCCTAGCTTCCA